CCAAACACAACAATATATTTCACTCAACAAACAATTGGTGGGTGAAAAACAGCAATTATCCGACAAAATCACCACACAAAAAACAACCATTGGCATTTTAGGTGGTGGATTTGTAATTACGCTGGGTATATTGTTGGGTACATTCATAAAATAATACGTTATGCAAGAAAAGAGTCTTCGCGAAATAATCAAAGAGGAGTACATCAAATGTGTACAATCGCCCGCTTATTTCATGAAAAAATACTGCTACATCCAGCATCCAAAACGCGGACGTATCCAATTTAACCTATACCCATTCCAAGAAAAAGTACTTACTCTATTCCAGGAAAACCCATACTCAATCGTACTTAAGTCCCGCCAGTTAGGTATATCAACCCTAGCTGCAGGTTATTCATTGTGGTTAATGTTATTCCACGAAGACAAAAACATACTGTGTATTGCAACAAAACAGGACACAGCCAAAAACATGGTTACCAAGGTAAAATTCATGTACGAGAATTTACCAACCTGGTTACGCGAGAAAGACAAACCACAGGAAGAAAACAAACTCACCCTACGTTTAAACAACGGATCGCAAATCAAAGCAACATCAGCTTCATCTGATGCTGGTCGATCAGAAGCCGTTTCATTGCTATTAATCGATGAGGCCGCATTCATCAACAACATTGGGGAGATATGGGCATCAGCACAACAAACCCTAGCAACTGGTGGGGGATGTATAGCATTATCCACTCCATATGGTACAGGTAACTGGTTCCACAAAATGTGGATTGCCGCTGAAGCCGGAGAGAATTCATTCTTGCCCATCAAGCTACCCTGGCAAGTACACCCAGAAAGAAACCAAGCATGGCGTGACCAACAAGAACTAGACTTAGGCCCACGTATGGCGGCACAGGAATGTGACACTAACTTCGATACATCAGGTGACACTGTATTCTACCCAGAGGACATGGATTTCATCGCTACCACAACCATCAAAGAACCGCTGGAAAAACGCGGCGTTGACCAAAACCTATGGATATGGGAACCAGCGGATTATTCACGCGATTATTTAATTGCAGCAGACGTTGCACGTGGTGATGGGAAAGATTATTCCACGTTCCATATAATTGATGTGGAAACATATACACAAGTAGGCGAGTATCGAGGCCAATTAAGCACAAAAGATTTTGGCCATTTACTAGTGGGTATTGCCACTGAATACAACAATGCATTATTAGCCATTGAAAACCAATCTATTGGTTGGTCTACAGTACAAACTGTAATTGATCGTGGCTATCCAAACCTATACCATACACCAAAAGGTGGTGCCTCAACTACATACTTTGACCAGTATATGGACCCAACTAAAATGGTGCCTGGTTTTACCTTAACTCAAGCTACTCGACCAGTTGCCATAGGTAAGTTTCAAGAGGCTTTGCTAGACAAATCAGCTGTCATACATTCCGTGAGATTATTGGAGGAAATGAAGGTGTTCATATGGAAAAATGGTAGAGCAGAAGCACAATCCGGCTACAACGATGATTTAGTTATGGCATTTGCTATGGGCTCATATTTACGCGATACATCATTCAAAATGAGACAAAACGGAATGGACATGTCTCGTAGCATGTTAAACAACATATCAGCAACACATAATCCATATGCTGGTGGTTATTCAACACCTAACTCAAACCCATTCAATATTCAAAACCCATACTCAAACGGAACAGAAGACATTTCGTGGTTACTTTAATATATAAACTATGGTAGAAACAAACTTATTATCCCGTCTAAAACGACTATTTTCAACTGATGTGCTTATCCGCAACGCGGGTGACACACAATTGCGTGTTGTAGACATTAACAAAATACAGCAATCCGGTAAATATGAGAACAACTCGTTGGTGGATAGATTCTCGCGTGTATGGACTAACTCAAACACATCCATATATGGTTACCAAAGTAGCTTCAACTACCAAACACTACGCCCCACATTGTATTCAGAATACGATGCCATGGACACAGACGCAATTGTTGCATCAGCATTGGATATTATAGCGGACGAAAGTACATTACGTAACGATATGGGCGAGATACTTCAAATCCGTTCATCGGACGAGAACGTGCAAAAAATATTGTACAATTTATTCTACGACATATTAAACGTAGAATTCAACCTATGGCCATGGGTTCGCAACATGTGTAAGTATGGTGATTTTTTCCTTAAACTGGAAATATCTGAGAAATTTGGCGTGTACAATGTAATTCCATTCAACGCATTCCATATCGAGAGACAAGACGGATATGACTCAAACAACCCAGCATCTATTCGCTTCCGATTTATGCCTGAGGGTGCATCGCAACCATCAAACTATGGTTACTACAACGTACCTAACTCAGCAAACCAAGCAAACGAGATATACTTCGACAACTACGAGATGGCGCATTTCCGCCTATTAACTGATACAAACTTTTTACCATACGGTAGATCGTATTTGGAACCGGGACGTAAGTTATTCAAGCAATATACAATGATGGAGGACGCTATGTTGATCCATCGTATAGTTAGAGCACCAGAAAAACGTATATTCTACATCAACGTAGGAAATATAGCACCAGGTGAAGTGGAAAACTTCATGCAGAAAACAATCAGCAAAATGAAGCGTACGCCATATATTGACCAGCAAACCGGTGACTATAACTTAAAGTACAACATGCAAAACTTACTGGAAGACTTCTATATTCCGGTTCGTGGTAATGATCAAGCAACCAAAATCGACACCACTAAAGGTTTAGACTACGATGGTATCAAAGACGTAGAATACTTACGCGACAAATTATTTGCCGCATTGAAAGTACCTAAAGCGTTCATGGGTTACGAGAAAGACTTAACTGGTAAATCAACGTTAGCAGCAGAAGATATTCGCTTTGCACGCACAATTGAGCGTATACAACGTATACTTGTATCTGAGTTAAACAAAATCGCATTAGTGCACTTATACACACAAGGATACACTGACGAGAGCTTAACCAACTTCGAGCTATCATTAACTAACCCATCAATCATATTCCAGCAAGAAAAAATTGCGCTATTGAAGGAAAAAGTAGACTTGGCTACAAATATGTTAGACAACAAAATCATGCCTACAGATTGGATATACGAGCATATATTCGAATTCAGCCAAGACCACTACGACGAGTACAGAGACTTGATCCTACAAGATGCTAAACGTAAATTCCGTATAGCACAAATTGAAAACGAAGGAAACGATCCACTTGAAACAGGTAAGTCATATGGTACACCACACGATTTAGCGGCACTATATGGTAGAGGTAGATACGAGGATGGTGAAGTACCTGAAGGATACGACGAGAAAACACCACTAGGTAGACCGGAGGAAAAAGCAAGCAACATCAACACACAATCAAACGTGTTTGGCAAAGATAGATTGGGTGTAAATGGTATGAAGAAAGACAACGACGAATCAGATTCAGTGCGCCCACAATACAAAGGTGGCTCACCACTAGCACTTGAGGCAAAATCGTCATACCACCGCAACAAAGACATGTTCAGCCAGATGGAAAGTAAACGCAAACGTCTTATATTTGAGGCAGAAATGCGCGGAAATTCGCTACTAGATGAGTCACAGATACGAGAGTAACATCTCCCCATATATTTATAACAAATTAAACCGTATAGAATGAATCTAATCAAGCATTCAAAGTACAAAAACACAGGTATTTTATTTGAGCTACTAGTTAGACAAATCACGGCAGACACACTGAATGGTGTGGACTCGCCCGTGAAAAATATATTGCAAACGTATTTTGTAAAAACTGAACTTGGACGCGAATACAAATTGTATGAAACGTTATTGAAGCGTACTTCATTAACTGACACTAAAGCAGACATAATCATCAACACATTGATCGAGTCATCCAAGACACTCAACAGAGGAGCTATACGCAGACAAAAATATAACTTGATCAAGGAAATCAAGGAACACTACAACATTGAGGAATTCTTCAACCACAAGATACCACACTACAAAACACACGCTGCATTTTATACTTTAGTTGAAGCATACAATACCCAGCAAGCTGACCCTGAGCAAATCATCACTAACCGCGTAACGTTACTTGAGCATTTAACTGAACAACCAGTTACCGAAGCAAAAGTACGTGAGGGTGTAATGAACGAATTTGAGCAAATGGACAAAGACGTGCGTCTATTAACGTACAAAATCATGTTGGAAAAATTCAACGACAAGTACGATACACTAGACACTAACCAAAAGGCTGTACTCAAAGAATATATCAACTCGGTAGACAATACACCACGCTTAAAAGAATTCTATACTATAAAAGTAAACGAAATCAAGCAAGTATTGGCTGAGTTGAACAGTAAAACAACCAACCAAGTTACGCAAATCAAAATCAACGAAAT